GTATATATTAAGTACAACAGGGATAAAGTGGACGCGGCTAATCGTAAAGTGATCGATTACGTGTTAAAGAAAAACGAATTTCTTAACATATAGGTAAAAATAACTCTATAAAAGAACCCGCGCCTATTTTCACAAACGGGCGCGGACAACACTATTCTTTACGGAAAAACATTAAAATTTACGCTTTATATAAAGGAATAGGGCCCAGATAATAACGGCGATACAACAAAGCCCTCCGATCCGGATCAATACGTTTTCGTACCAACGCCGGGCGGCTTTCTCGGCTTTTTCGGTGTGCCTGTTTTCCTTTGCCGAAATTCCCTTATCTTCTTTCTTTCCGGTCTCAACGGTCTTTCCGGTCTCGGTACGTCCGGCCTGCTGTTTCTGTTGCCAAACTGCACCGGCCCGAATAGCCTTAACGCCTGTAAGCGTTACGGCCCCGGTACTGTCTATCGTTACGGATCCGCCGGTATCGACAAACTCGATCATCAGGCTATCGCCTCCGGTTGTCTCTGTCTTGGTGGTGTCCGTTATATTGATCTCAACGGCCGTACTGTCCGTTGTCGTCTTTGTGGTGTCTGTGGTGATCGTTTCCACGGTCTCTTTGATAACCGTCTGTTTCGCCTTGCACCCGCAAAGAAACCAAATACAGATCGCAATTAGTATGATCGCAATAACTGTGCCTAACTGTCGCTCAAAATATTTCATACGCTCCGGATTTAAGGTTTGTATTTCAGATCGTTAATACGGTTGAGCCATCCGGTACGGAATTTCCGGTTTTGGGCCCGGCTCTTGCAGATCCTTTCCGTATAGTCGATACGCTCCTGCTTCATCAGGCCAAACACAATCGCCGGATCCTTTTCGTTAATGGCTGCAAGCGTCTTGGGGCCAACCACGCCGTCGATCGATACGTTAAGTACTTTTTGTGGTAACTTGATACCGTAAACGCCGCTTGACCATACCCAATCGACTAAGAAATTGGCGACGCTCTGGTTTTGGATCTGGTCGGCTTTCCATCGATCCCAGAACATCGTTTTAAGTACTTCGAGCCATTCGCCGTACGATATGGCTTTCAGATCCTCGACTGTTGGTTTTGTCAGGCCCTTACGCTTACGATACTCTGTGTACGTCTTTAGGGTAATACCGCACATTGTCGCGCCTCCCAGATCTGACGGATCGTTGGCAAAGCCTTTTTTCTTGGCTTTTTCAAACAGGGGCTCGTTTGCCATTCTTTCGTCTGATACACCGGTTTCCCATTTCAGGATAAACCGTACTAAATTCTCACATCTTGCCATAATAATAAATGTTTTAGGGGTTATTAATCAATATCCGTTTTTTGGTTCTCTTTGTGCGCATTTAGGGCGCACACATCGAAAACGCTGCAAATCCAACTCTGTTTGGGCGTTCTTCTGTAACAACTCAAAATAATCGTCCTGTACCTTTCTAAGCCGGTCTGTCTGACTTGCAAAACGTTCCTCTTTGTCCTTTAATTGTTGCTGCAAAAACTCCGTGGTTTCGCGCAATACCTTAAAGTCCTCGCTTTTGGCCTCGGATTGTGCCTTATCGGCCTCCGATTTCTCCTTACGTTTGTTAGTACGGATATTAAGCATATACTTAATAAATTCCCAACCGCCGATCGCCGTACCCATCGCGGCCGCTAATTCAATGATGTTTGAGTAATCCATAACATTACTTTTTATAGAGTTCAATAACAATATCGTTTTCGCGTTGCTCTATCAAAACCACGTACCGGGATTCCAATAGGTGTAAAAGCCCCATATCGATAACGTCAACGCGTAACGTGATCGGGGCCTCTGGTTGTACCTCAATAATCGCCATCTCTTATTCTTTTATATGTTTCGTGCCTTTGGTTGTACTTACGTTTCAAACTCAATATCTCGTAACGTCCTTTGATATAGACGTATTCGTATTTGCTCCTGTCGATCATATCTAAGATCTTACGGCGCATACCGTATTCGTTGGTATGCCTCAACAGCCCTAAATATGAATTGATCCGGCAAACGCCGTGGCGGATCTCCCGGATATTCTTCGCCAAATTGAATTGCATAACCGCAGATACAAAGTTGGCGATCGTACGATTACAGGTGTAAACGCGGCCGGGCTTTGCGATTGATCCGGTAAACTCAACGCCCTTTGTGTAGTGCTGCAAATAAAACTTTTTCTCGTTTAGTTTCAGGCCCAACGTGGCCAACTTCTCGCGGATCTTCGGTACTGCGCTTGTCAGGGTTTCTTTATCTTCGTGGATCATATAAAAATCGTCCACGTATCGGCCGTGGTATTTTATACCCAGATCCTCGATAAACCAATCCAAATCGTTTAACAGGAAATTTGCGAAAAGTTGAGCAAATAGGTTGCCGATCGCAACGCCCTTGCCCTTTCCGTTAGTAAACAGGGATTTGTTAGCCGGTAAATAATTCCAATATTCCGCCGGGCTGTGTCTCTCACAATTCAACTCCGGCCGGTGTAATACGACGATCTGGCAAAGCCTGATCAGATCCTCTTTGTCGTCGCCCTCGTAGTAATCAGCGACAAACCGGGCGATCTTACCGGCTAACAGATCTTTGTCTATACTCATAAAGAAACCGGAAAGATCCAATTTCATTACGTAACAATCGCGCGTATAATTCTGGCTTACTTCGATCAGATCGTTTTTAAGGATCTGCACGCCGTACAGTTGCCCTTTTTCCTTTCTGCAATTAAACGTACGATCGCAAAATACTTGCTCAAATAACGGCTCCAACCGTAAAGCGATATAATGGTGTATTATACGATCCTCAAATGAGGCGGCAAACACTTCTCGATAGCGTGGCCGCGTCACGACAAAACAAATGGATTTACCGGGCTGATAGGTACGCGCGTTTACCCGGTCACGTAGGGCAATTAACTTGCTCTCGTAATCCATTTCGTAAACAATCGCGCTCGCTGTATGCCGTTTGTTACGCCTACAATCGTAATACGCTTCCAATAACCCAGATAATGTTACCATATTTTTATATACTTCGTTTCGTTCCCGTAAGATACGCTGACACCGGCCTAACTCGATTCGTGTTCGTTGCCTTAGTGTTGTTGTTGGCGTTGCCATTGTTGAGGTTCAGATTCCACGCGTTCGTCGCGGAGTTCTCGGTTGGCTCGCAATCTGTGGCCTGATTATCTTACTCTTAACCGTGAATGACGGTACAGGCCCCGTTTATTACGGAAAACTGCGCTCTCGGTCAGTCGTAACCGATCCGATTCTGGCTTTCTCGCTACTTAGGCGAGTTTTTCCACGCTGTACTTTGTTTGCCGATCGCGTCCATTAACTCTATGATTTGCGCGTGCCGCCCCAATCCTTTTATCCATCTTCTTTCACCGGCGATCCGGACTAAGGTTTTAAGCGTCTCAAATTTGGCCTTAAATTCCGTTAGGTGTCTGTCCCTGTTGGGCCGATCCATATAGGCCGCCGCGACGTGTTGCAACAGATCCACGGTTAATTCGTGCATCTTGGATCCGATACTAAACTTATACTGCCGGGGAAATTCCGGCGTTACGTCCAATATCTCACCTAACAACTTTCGTACGTCCAAATACAACGGGGCGTTTGATACCAATTTGATTTTGTTTTCTGCCATTTCCGGATCTTCGGTAAAGGTACGGCTTTCGCCGTACCAATGATTAAATATTAAACATTAATTACTAAGCAATAAACGCTGACACCGGCCTAACTCGAAACGCGTACGCCGCCTTAGTGCCGTAGCGGCCGGCGTAGCCATAGTCGAGGTACAGAAACCACGCGTTCGCCGCGGAGTGGTCGGTACTTGTCCAATACGCGGTTTCTTCCAACTGCGTTGCACCGGTGATCAGGGATAACGCGTAATTGACTTTTGTCATATTGGCGTATATCATCATCATTTCACCCATTGAGGGCAACCACCATTTGCCGGCTGTCAGGCCGTAACCGTTGGCGTTGGTACGGCTGTACTGTGCGCAATAGCCGGGCGCGTACGACGCGCTGTTACATTCGGCGTGCGTTATCTGGTTTGCTGTGTTCTGCTTACCGTTGAAATCGTTAAACGCTGTTACACGATCGCTTGTTGTCGTACCGCCGCCGCTTACTGCTGCGCTACTCCACGTTAACGCGGTCTGCGTGGGTGCTACAACCAACATCTTACCGCCCTCAACGATCACCACGCCGTCGGCCACTTCGCCGCCTGCCTGTATGCTCGTCCACTTGTGGGGCTTAACCATAAGAGGGTAATTGTCGCTCTTTCGGTGGTACATAATAAATATACCGTCCTCCATTGCGTTAAGATCCATACCGCCCAAAACGGCGGCTTTCAGGTACGCGAGTGGGATTGTGGTTACTAAACCGTTGGTGTTCACCTTAACAAATTCCTCGCCGGTTGCTACCGTTGTCGTCGATTTTGACGATCCGGCTTGCAGTTTCTTTGTTTGCTTTGTCATAACTTTAAGAATTTAAAAATTTATCACCAATTATTATCTCTAACTGCGCCAATAAGAATACCACGGCCTAACCACGAACTGTTAGGCGTTGGGTACATAAAGTCGGTTGGTACTTTTATTACCTCTGCGACGCTTCCGCCGTTCCACGTTACTTGATTACCATTTGAGTAAATTATAACGTTATTCTCATCATCGTTTGCATTGATACATAAAACGCGTTGTGTATCTGCCATACTTAGGTTATACCGGTACGCCGTGGATCCTGTTATCTTAAAGATAATCATATCAACAGGGAAACCGGCATAATCGCCACTATCGCCGTAACATTTGAGCGTATAATATGTATCTCCACCTGACGACGTGGCCGACGTAAACGATACGTAAACGCCGGACGATCCCGTGCCTTTGGTGTAATAATACCCGTACGATCCCAAAACATATAAAACGTTTCGCTCTCTGGCCCCAAAACCGCCACGACACCAAATATCGGATGAATAAAAGCGATAACCACGGCCCAACGTACTATCGTAGCCCTGATTATACAAATCACCCTCAAACCACATTTTGCCATCACTACCAAACGAGATCTTACCGACAACAGTACCGGACGCGTTTACGCAATTTAACGTCTTAAAACTACCGGTAACGCCTGAAAGAGTACCGGACACAGTTACATTATTGAAATTGCCGGTATTACACGTTACCGTACCATTCTTTGCAGAAAATACAACGTTGCCGTTGCTGTCTTTCATCTCGATTGCCTCGGCTCCCAAATTCTTAATGAGGGAATACGTGGCCAACAGTACGTTTGTGGCGACTAACTCGATCTTATCACCCAATACCCAATAATTTGAGTTGGTGGGCAATAC